ACAATTTCCAAGATCAGAAAAACATGCTTTTAGAGATGAAACAGTTAATTCTTTATTTAATCTAACTAAGATATACGAACAGATTGATTTTAATGAAGAGATGACTATGTCAGGTCATGTTATCCAAGGAACTTTTTCATGGAAAAATGGAATAAAAGATACTGAAGTAATGTGGACACCTAGTAAAAATGGTAGATTTAAAATTGCTTGGATACCAACAGTTAACATACGAAATAATATTATTTTAAAAAATGGTTTAAAATATCCTGGCAATAAAGGTTTAGGTGCTTTTGGATGTGATTCATATGATATATCGGGAACAGTAAACGGTAGGGGATCAAATGGTGCATTACACGGTTTAACAACTTTTTCAATGGTTAGTGATGTTCCTAATAGTAAATTTTTTCTAGAATATGTTGCTAGACCCCAAACAGCTGAAATATTTTTTGAAGAGGTATTAATGGCATTAGTTTTTTATGGCATGCCAATACTTGCTGAAAATAATAAACCAAGATTATTATATCATTTAAAAAGAAGAGGATACAGAGGTTATTCTATGAATAGACCTGATAAACTTATAGGTAATTTATCTAAAACAGAAATAGAATTAGGTGGTATTCCTAATTCATCAGAAGATATAAAGCAAGCTCATGCAGCTGCAATAGAATCTTACATAGAAGAATATGTAGGTGCATTTGGTGAAAATCATGGTAATATGTTTTTTCAAAGAACATTAGAAGATTGGGCTAAATTTGATATATCAAAAAGAACAGCATACGATGCATCTATAAGTAGTGGTTTAGCTGTAATGGCATGTCGCAAACATTTGTATCGCCCAAGAGCGGAAAGAGTATTTAAAAAACTTGATTTTTCATTTTCTAAATATGAAAATGGTGGATCAAGAAGTGAGATAATAAAATAAATATGGCAAAAATAAAAGCAAAAAATTACACATTCCCTAGTCAAGCGGTATCTGACTCCGTTAAAAAGACTCAAGAGTATGGTCTATCGGTAGGTAGAGCTATTGAACAAGAGTGGTTTAACAAAGACAATAATGGGGTTGGTAGATTTTATAATTCTAGAGAAGAATGCCATAGGTTAAGATTATATGCTAGAGGTGAGCAATCTATTGCTAAATATAAAGATGAATTTGCTATAAATGGAGATTTATCTTATTTAAATTTAGACTGGAAACCTGTACCTATAGTACCTAAATTTGTAGACATAGTGGTTAATGGTATGCAAGACAGAACTTTTACTATAAAAGCTATAGGACAAGATACTTTGTCTACTGGTAAAAGAACTAAATTTGTAAATGATGTTCAACAAGATTTAAATACAGCTAATTTACTTTTAGATATAGAAACTAAATTGGGAGTTTCAGCAAGAAATTTTGCAGTAAATGAATTACCAGCTAATACAGAAGAACTAGAACTATACATGCAACTTAATTATAAGCAAGGTATAGAGTTAGCTGAAGAGCAGGCTATTGAAAATATATTTATGTCTAATAAATATAATGATACAAAAAGAAGAATTGATTACGATATAACTACAATAGGCATTGGTTGTGCTAAACACGGTTTTAATAATACTGATGGAGTTGTTGTTGAATATGTTGATCCAGCTAACTTAGTATGGTCATACACTGATGATCCTAATTTTGAAGATTGTTATTATTTTGGTGAAGTAAAAAATATAAAAGTTAATGAGCTTAAAAAAGAATTTCCTGATTTACCTAATTCCGAAATAGAACAATTGGTTAAAGAAGGTTCTAATTGGAATACTTATAATACATATAGTCCTCAAGATAATCAAGTTAATGATTCATTATCTCAAAACAATACTTTAACTGTATTGTATTTTAATTGGAAAACATGGGAACATGATGTTTACAAAATAAAAGAAGTTGCAACTGGAGGTAGTAAAGCTATAGAAAAAGATGACTCTTTTGATCCTCCAGAAGATTCTATTAGATTTGAAAAAGTAAAACAAACTAGAGAAGTTGTATATGAAGGTGTATTGGTATTAGGAACTCAACAGCTTTTAAAATGGAAAAAGGCAACTAATATGATAAGGCCTAGTGCTAACTTAAGTAAAGTTATGATGAACTATGTTGTTAGCGCTCCAAGGATGTATAAAGGCAGCATAAATTCTTTGGTAGCAAAAATGACTCCTTATGCTGATTTAATTCAATTAACACATTTAAAACTACAACAAGCATTACAAAGAATGACACCTTCAGGTGTTTATTTAGACGCAGATGGTTTAGCTGAAATAGATTTAGGTAATGGAAATAATTACAATCCTCAAGAGGCATTGAATATGTATTTTCAAACAGGTTCTATTATAGGTAGATCTTTAAATGTAGAAGGTGATCAAAATGCCGGAAGAATACCAATACAAGAATTACCAGGTAGCGGTGGAGGTCAAGTTCAAGTTCTAATAGGAGCTTATAATCAATACATTCAAATGATGAGGGATGTCACTGGTTTAAATGAAGCTAGAGATGGTTCTGATCCAGATCCTAATTCACTTGTTGGAGTTCAAAAATTAGCAGCAGCAAATAGTAATGTAGCTACTAGACATATACTTTATAGTAGCATGTTTATAACTACTTCATTAGCAGAAGCTATATCGCTAAGATTTAAAGATGTTTTAGAATTTCATCCAACAAAAGAAGCTTTAATTGGTTCTATTGGTCAATTTTCAGTAGGATCACTAGAAGAAGTAAAAAATCTTAATCTTCATGATTTTGGTATATTTTTAGAACTAGAACCTGATGAAGATGAAAAAGCATTATTAGAAGCCAATATACAAATGGCTTTATCTAAAGGAGATATATTTTTAGAAGATGCTATTGATGTAAGAGAAGTTAAAAATGTTAAATTAGCTAATCAATTACTAAAATATAGAAGACAGGCTAAACAAAAAGCAGATCAAGCTCAGGCTCAAGCGGCAAGCGCAGCTCAAGCACAGGCTCAAGGTCAAGCTCAGATACAAGTAGAAGCTGCTAAAGCTGATGCTGAACAAATTAAAACAGATTCAAAAATTCAATATAGAAAAGCTGATATTGAGTTTGAAATTAAAAAAATGGAACTTGAAACAAGATCTAAAAAAGAGTTAATGCAATATGAATTTAATTTAAATGTTCAGTTAAAAGAATTAGAATTAAAATCACAAATGGAATTAGCTGAAAGAAGTAATGTAACTTCTTTACAAAAAGAAGCAATGAAAATAAGTGGAGCTCCCAATACAGATAATCCAACTAAAGATTTTGAATCAAAAGGCAATGATACCTTAGGTGGCTTTGATATGGGAAGATTTGAAGCATCTTAAAAATTAAACAATTATTATATTTTATAAAATTATGGAAAACAATACAGAAGAAAAAATTGAAGTAAAAGCTGTAAACGGAAGTGAGGATGTTATAGTAACTCCTCAAGAAAAAGAAGTAGCAGTGCTTGAAAAAGCTATTGAATCAGGCGAAGTAGATAAAGAATATGGACTTCAAGATGACGGAGTTTATAAAATAAACATAGATAAAGAACCTCAAAAACAAGAAGAAAATGCCATTCCAGAGCGAGAAACAGAGAAGGTTTCTATGGGCGAACGAACCGGAGATAGCCAAGAAGTGGACGGCGAAGTACGGGTCGAATCCATTGAAGAAGATAATTCCAAAAAAGAACAAGTAAACGAAACAATACAAGACTCTCCTTTAGAATTAATAAAAGAAGAGGAAGAAGAAAAGGAAATAGAAGAAAAACCTATTCCTTTAGCTAAAGAAGAAATAATACAAGATGTTAACGTAGAATTGCCAGAAGGTATTGATAAACTTGTTAAGTTTATGGAAGATACCGGAGGCACTGTAGAAGATTACACTAAATTAAATAGAGATTTAACAAAAATAGACAATGTTAGTTTAGTTAGAGAATACTACGAATTTACAAAACCACACTTAGACAAAGGAGACGTCGATTTTTTAATGGACAAAAACTTTGCTTATGATAAGGAAGAGGACGAAGAGTCCGATATAAGAGCTAAGCAATTAGCTTTTAAAGAAGAGTTATTTAATGCCAACAAAGCTTTTACAAAAGTTAAAGAACAATATTATACTGATCTTAAGTTAAGAAAAAAGAATGATATTGATCCAGAATATAAAGAAGCAGTTGAATATTATAATAAACAAAAGCAACGAGTAGAAGGAAGGACAAAATTCCAAAATGATTTTAACAATAAAACTGAAAAAGTATTTTCTGACAATTTCAAAGGTTTTGATTTTAATGTTGGAGAAAACAAGTATAGATTTAAAGTTGAAAATCCTAAAAAAACAAAAGAGTTCCAGTCCGATATTACCAATTTTTTAAATCAATTTGAAGGTGAAGGAAGCGCTAAAAACGTGGATAAATACCATAAAGCACTTTTTGCTGCGCAAAATGCAGACAAAATAGCTAATCATTTTTATGAACAAGGCCGTGCCGATGCCATAAAAGATTCAGCTAGAAAAGCTAAAAATATAAACATGGATCCTAGAAGTGATGCGTCTTCAATAACAACAAAATCAGGTAATCAAATTAGAGTAGTTTCAGGCGAATCTTCTGATAAGTTGCGAATAAAATGGAAATAATAATAACAATTTAAAATCAAAACAATATGGCTTTTACAGCAGGCATACCAGCCGCTTTACAACCAACCCAAACTAAAGCAATGTACGGTGGAAATTACATTAATTTCACTGATGCAAACTTTAGTCAA